TCGTTTGATAATGTATCGTATTTGAAACCTCGTATTCAAGAGGCAACAGGTCGTTTGAAACAAATGCTCCCACACGAAGCGCGTATACGTAACTTCACATACGCAGCACAGATGTTTGTAGATATTAAGTTGAAAGTTCGTTCTTACTTTGGACCCAATTTAGCAGAGTTCAAAGAAGAATCAAAAACATTCGAAGGTATTTCTCTTGGAAAGATTCCTGTTATGTTAGGTTCATCTCTCTGCGTTTTGAAAGATTATCCTATGACACTTGATGAATTAGGTGAATGTACACAAGATCCATTTGGATACTTTATTATTCACGGCGGTGAACGTGTCATTCTCTCACAAGAGAAAGTAGCTGATAATCGTATTATGGTCTTCTTAAACAAAAAGAGCACAACTAAACACACACATTCGGTTGAAATGAAGTCATTACATGAAAGTTTTACCTTGCCTCCAAAGAAGTTAGAAATCCGTATATCTTCCAAGTTCAATGGTTTAGGATATCCTCTATCTGTATGTATTCCTCGCTTTCGTGAAGATATTCCTTTAATGGTATTCTTCCGTTGTCTTGGAATTGAAACAGATAAAGAAGTATATGAACTTCTCAATATTGAAGATACTGATTCATTGATGGCATCCTTTAAAGAATGTGCAGATATTGGAGTCTTTACACAAGAACAAGCAATTGAATACCTTTCTCGTCATCTTCAATATCCTCCAACTCACGACGATAAAACAGGTCATGTAAAAACATTATTGACAACTGAGTTTCTACCACATGTAGAATTAGCAGGTGAAACATTAGAACCTGAAGTATTAGTTGCTCGTAAAGCAAAAATATTGGTAAGTATGGTGAAGAAGTTATTGGATACAGCTGCAGGAAAAATAACATTAGATGATCGTGATGTGTATCCTAATAAACGAGTTGTAACTACTGGTTCTCTTCTGACTCATTTATTCCGTCAATTATTTCAAAAAGTTTGTAAAGATATTCGTTCTAAGTTCGTTCATGAAATCAATAACGATAACTGGAAACGTTCAGGAAAACCATTAGATGTTCTTGTTCTATCCAATCTTTACAAGATTATGAAAGTATCATCTATTGAAGGAAAATTAAAACAAGCATTAGCAACTGGAAACTTCACAGTTCAAGGATTAGGAACATCTAATTCTACATCCTTATCCAATGCTACTAAATCAGGTGTATCGCAAGTATTGAATCGTTTATCATACAATGCTACACTCTCACACATTCGTCGTATTCAAACACCTGTTGAAAAGTCAGGTAAGTTATTAGCACCTCGTAAATTGAACGGTTCTTCTTGGGGATTTGTATGTCCTGTAGAAACTCCAGAAGGTCATTCAGTTGGTATTGTGAAAACCATGAGTTTATTATCAACTATCTCTACACACGTTCCATCCTTTGTAATAACTAACTTTCTTCGTGAAATTCCAGATATTGACTGGGTCAAAAACGCACGAATGGAAGGACCTGTTGCAATCCTTGTAAACGGTGTAATTATAGCCTATACTTCAAATCCAAAAGAAGTTCACTCAAAATTAAAGAAAGCAAAACATACAGCACAAATACATCCACAAGTATCTATTGCTTGGAATGTCCTCCAAAACAGAATAATTATTGAAACAGACGCAGGACGATTAGTTAGACCTGTGTTACGGGTAGAAAACGGTAAGTTACTACCACAACCTCAACCATGTGCACCCTGGTCTGAATGGGTGACTTCATGTATGGAATATATTGATGCCAACGAATCGGAAGTATCACATATTGCAATGTTTCCTGGAGATGTAGATGCTACTTATACACACTGTGAAATTCATCCTCATATGATTCTTGGTCATATGGCATCTATCATTCCACTCTCAAATCATAATCAATCTCCTCGTAATGCCTATCAATCTGCTATGGCAAAGCAAGCAATGACTTTATACGCTACAAACTATCATCGTCGTCTTGATAAGAATGCTTATCTATTAGCATCTCCACAAAGACCAATTGTTGAAAATCAGATATCCAGTATCTTGAACATGCACAAGATGCCTAGTGGTTGTAATGCGATTGTAGCAATAGCATGTTACGGTGGATACAATCAAGAAGATTCAGTTATTCTCAATCGCGGTTCTCTAAAACGAGGATTTATGCGTGGTTATTACTACACGGTCTACAAAGATGAAGAACATCGTAATGTAGCAAGTGGTCGTGAAGAACGATTCTCAAAACCACAACATGATAACACAAAAGGTTATAAAAATACTTCATACCATGCGTTACAAGACAATGGTATACCAATGAAGAATGCAGTTATTCAAGAAAATGATGTAGTCATCGGTAAAGTTGTAAACTTACGAAACGATCCACACGGATACTTATACCGTGATTTGTCTACAACACATAAGAACTCAGAACCTGCTCGTATTGACGGAGTTTGGCAAGATAAGAACTCGGATGGTTATCCGTTCGTAAAAGTGCGTGTCATTTCAGAACGCGTTCCACAAATTGGTGATAAGTTTGCGTCTCGTTCGGGACAAAAAGGAACTTGTGGTATGATTCTTGATGAATGTGATATGCCGTTTACCGCATCTGGATTACGTCCAGATATTATTATGAATCCTCATGCTATTCCGTCTCGTATGACCATAGCACAATTGTTAGAAACAATGTATAGTCGTGTAGGTGTAAATACAGGTAATTTAGGAGACGGAACTCCTTACTCACATCTCGGTATTGAAGATCTCAAACAACATATGAAAAATCTTGGAATGCATCCATATGGTAATGAAATCATGTATAACGGAATGACCGGAGAACAAATGGAAGTTGAAATATTCATTGGAACTACTCATTACCAACGATTGAAGCATATGGTAATTGATAAGGCACATTCACGCGGTCGTGGTCCTATTGTGTCTCTTACTCGTCAACCTTGTGAAGGTCGTGCTCGTGATGGTGGTCTTCGTGTTGGTGAAATGGAAAGAGACTGTTTCATTACTCATGGTGCGTCTGCGTTTACCAAAGAACGATTGATGGATGTTTCAGATCCTTTCACAACAGGTATATGTTCTACTTGCGGTTCTCTCTCTACAATCAACGAGAAGGATAAACTCTATGAATGTAAATCATGCGGTTCAAAAGCAGGTCTTGAAAACAAGACAATTCCTTATGCTGTAAAACTATGGTTGCAAGAATTAGAAGCAATGCATATATCTCCAAGAATGATGCCTTCTAGCTAGAAAGTGTGTATAAATAATTTGTTCCTAAACTACTTAAATTTTGACCTATTACATACATAGTATTTTGACTGGTAATTAAAGGTGTATTAAAGACTTGAATAGGGTAGGGAGGAGTAGCTATTTTTCCATTTAAAACAAGATTTGTTCTAGGAGTTTGTGTTGAACCTGAAGTATAATATGCTTGATATTGGTTTAAAACTCCATTTGTTCCAGAAGTATAAATAAAACCAGAAGAGTCTATAACTGGAACATCATAAGCTCCTGGAATAGTTTCATTATTTGACCAAAAGTATGTATAACCACTATTAGTTGCATTTGCGTAAATATTACCAAATGCATATAATTGTCCTGAAGCAGTCATTACATGAGCCCAAATATTTCCAATTAGATCAGTTGAAATAACAGGTGGACCTTCTATTTTCATCCCTGAAAGCGTTATAGTAATATCATAGGCTTGAACACGAACAGTTGTATTGCTTAAAATAAAAATATTACTATCTCCTGGAACGGTAATTCCTATATAATTAGCACCTACATATGGTGTAAAAGGTGATATTCCTTTTGTAGGTATAGAATAAATCCAGTTTAAGTTTCCTGTTTCAGCAGTATAACAATATAACTTACTATTGTTTGTTCCAGCAAAAACGTTTATACCATCTGTAGCAACCGAAGTTTCGAAAAGTTCTCCATTTGTCTGTGTTTTATTCGTCCATACGTTTGATGCATTAGAAGCTCTAAATGCACTCATAGTATTTCCATATGCTGCTATAATATAGTCAAACGCATTATTTGTTATACAAACTGGAGAACCTCCAACTTGTTGTCCTAAAACAATTGGATAAAATTGATAAACAGAAGCATTTGAATCTAAACGATAAAGATTACCATAATCAGATGTTACAACAATTGTTCCAGTTGTAGAAACTACTGGACATGCTAATTTATTTGATTGACCTGTATTAAATGTCCACGAAACTTTATTGTTATAAAGTTTTGATAAAACACCATTTTCAGCCATATAATAAACTTCTCCAAGCGGTCCAAGAGCAGGTTGAACTTCAGCATTCAAAGCAGAAAATGTTAAGGATGTAGTTGTTAATACATTTGAAACAACCGAAATAGAACTACGATATCCAGTTGTTATAGCATGTTCATTAAATTGTCGAGTTGGAAGGGTTATTGGGTATGTAGGAGGTGTAGGTTGTGGAGGATAAACAGGTGGAGGAGTAGGTAAACAGTAAAATGGTGTTACTGGACAATTTACAATAGGTGGAGGACAGCAAAGAACAAATTTACTTAAATTAACTGGTTTTTTAGAATTTGTAAGACCCCAACCAAAACGCAAACGAGGATTAAACGGTTCTACAATACGTTTACATGAATTAGTAGGGTAAGGTTGTAAAATTGGAACTTGTTGACGAGGAGGTGGAGGTTGATAACTATTTCTTTCAAGTAAACTAAACGTTACTTTATAAAGTGTACTATTTCCAAACGTATTTGAAGCAGATAAGTAGATATCACCAAACTGATCAGAAGTAACTGTATTTGTTCCACTTAATGTAAACATCTGAGGATTTGTGGTAGGAACATATGTATTACTACCATTTCCTGCAGCACGTAAGATAGTTCCAAGATAATCATTAATTACGTGAACTCCGTCATTTTCTGTATAAAATACATTGTTTCCTGAAGTAGCGACATTGCTTATTTTTGAAGATACACCTACCGTAGTTAATAAAACAAAATTAGGCTGGTTTGATAAAAAATCATAATAGTAAATTGATCCAAATTCTGAATCTATAGTATAAATTCTCTGTTCGTTTGGAGATAATGTTATTCCTTTAAAGTTGAGTGCAGGACCTTGGTTTAAAAATAAAAGATTTACAAATGAGTTTCCATAGTTTTCCATTGTAGAAATAGATGCTCCGTTTCCAGTTACTAAGTATACACTTCCCTGAGAATCTACAGTTATGTTTCCAGTATTATCTCCAAATTTGTAAATATCATTGTCTATTGGAACTGATACAGAATATGGAGCTCCTACAATAGGAATATTTGTTAATGAAACACGTAAACAATGATTATCGTACGGAGCATTTACAAATAAATACTTTCCATTTGGATCAACTGTTAAACCTGTTATTTCTCCTGAAAGTGTTCCTGTAAACCCTGTAAGAATAATTTGATGCATTGAAGTTACATCTGTATATTCATTATACATGTATACATGACCGTTTGAAGTTCCAACAAACACAATGTTGTAATTGCTTCCTATGTTGTTGTATGGAGAAGGAGCAACTGTTAAGGAAGAAATTTTATCGATATACGAATATGCCCCAATATTAGAAATAAGGCTCATTATAATGAAAGTGGGTATTATTCTACCAACTACATCCCATAAAAGAGACTGGAAATATCCAAGAAATTCCTATTTTTTGCCTATGTTGGCAACATTTGTAGAAACAATGTCTCATAATCATACTTATATTTTTTATGTAGGTTACGATAGTGATGATCCTTTCTATATTAGAAAAGATGTTCAAGATTTCTTCAAACGAGTATTCTCAGAAATTCAGTGGATTCCTCTTGATTTTCCAAAAGGTCATGTAACATTAATGTGGAATGAACTTGCTACAACAGCATACAATGATGGTTGTGATTACATATACCAATGTGGAGACGATATAAAGTTTTTGAAAACAGGATGGGTAGATGCATCTATTAAAATGTTGGCAGCAAATGGAAATATAGGTATTGTAGGACCACAGAATGATGGAAATGTAAATATTTTAACACAAGTTATGACTCATCGAACACACATGGATATATTTGAAGGAAAGTTCTTTCCACCAGAAATCAAGAATTGGTATTGCGATGACTGGATAAATGAAGTATATCCTCGTTTAAGACTTCCACCTGAATACAGATGTTGTAACACAGGTGGAGATCCAAGATACGAAATAGTAGAAATGCGTAAAGAATGCTCAGAACTTGTAAGAAAAGGCAGAGAGAGGGTAAGAATGTACATACAACAAAGAAATAGTGTCGTGAATAATAGCACCCCAGTAAGCAGCGTATAAGTTAGTTCCGAAACCAAATAACATCGTTAAAATTAAGACAATAGATCGTAAAAAAGTATTGATAAGAACATTACCCGTAGGGAACAAGAAAGGGTCCATATTTTATGAACGGAGAAAATATTTTCTTAACTTCGAACGAGGGCGTTTTTTTATCTCTCGCCGCGTGAGTGGATTAGAAAAAAATAATCTTGATATGGAACATAAACACAAATGGGAGGTGGTTTAATGCAGCTCGTCAGCTACGGTGCTCAGGATATTTATATCTCTGGTAATCCACAGATTACCTTCTGGAAGGTTCTCTACAAACGTCACACTAACTTTGCAATGGAAGCCATTGAAGTTACATTCAACGGTCAAGCCGACTTTGGTCGTCGTGTCACTGCCGTCATTAGTCGTAATGCCGATTTAATGTACCGCACATACATCCAAGTTACTCTCCCACAGATTAACTTAAACACTGCTGGTTCTCAAGGAACTCGTTTCCGTTGGCTCAACTATGTTGGTCACCGTTTAATCAAACAGGTTGAAATTGAAATTGGTGGTTCTCGTATTGACCGTCAATATGGTGACTGGATGCAAATCTGGACCCAGCTCACTCAACCAGTAGGTACCCAAGTCTCCTTCGATGATATGGTTGGTAACTCCGCTGATCTCGTCTTACTCAAAGATACTGCAGGTGTTGCATTAGATGCTACATGCGCTGCTTCTGAAGCCACCAACTCTTGCTTATCTCGTGCTGGTACACCACTCAAGACACTCTACATTCCTCTCCAATTCTGGTACTGCCGTAACCCTGGTTTAGCAATTCCTTTAATTGCTCTCCAATACCACGAAGTCCGTATCAATGTTGAATTCGAACAGAACTACAACTGTTGTTACGCTGATGTCCAAGTTGGTGACTTCTCTGTTATGCCAACATACCCATCAACAATCCAGCTCGGTAACGGTGTAACTGCTGTCTCCCAACTCCAATTGGTTGCTGCCTCTCTCTACATTGACTATGTCTACCTCGATACTGAAGAACGTCGTCGTTTTGCCCAGCAATCACACGAATACCTCATTGACCAACTCCAATTCACTGGTGATGAAACCGTCACTGCATCTTCCAACAAGATCCAGATGAACTTTAACCACCCTGTCAAAGAATTAGTATGGATTGTTCAACGTGATTCCTTCGTTGACTGCAATGCTCCACCAACCCCATGGATCATGGAAGCCCTCGGTCAACAGCCATTCAACTACTCTGATGACTGGACCACTGAAGGTATTGTAACAGCCGTTCTCGGTCGTGGTGCACTCGCAACCAACACTGGTGCTAACGGTGCTACAGGTGTTGCTGTCCCAACATTCTCTGCATCTGCTGGTTCTGGTGCAGGTGTTCCAGGCTTTGCATACGCCCAATCTCAAATTGGTGGTCTTGGTGTTGCTCAGGGTGCTGGTCTCACAACTGGTTCTGGTATCTACCAACTCGATGGTTCTGCCGGTGATGACAACTTCTTCGAAGGTACTACCAACTACTTACTCGCCAAGGTCATTCTTGCCTCCAACGTCAAATGTGAAGGTAAGAACCCAGTCGAAGTCGCCAAGGTCCAACTCAATGGACAAGATCGTTTCGACGAACGCGAAGGTCGTTATTTCGACAAGGTACAACCATGGCAACACCACACTCGTACACCTTCTGTCGGTATTAACGTCTACTCTTTTGCCTTGAAACCAGAAGAACATCAACCATCCGGAACATGTAACTTCTCNCGTATCGATAAGGCCACACTCAANCTNACNCTCTCCGTTAACACTGTACAACAACAGCGCACTGCCAAGGTCCGNATCTACGCAGTCAACTACAACGTTCTCCGNGTTATGTCCGGTATGGGTGGTCTTGCCTACTCCAACTAAAGTGGCAAGTATGTATATATTTGCTTGGTTTTTGAGTTTTAATGTCTAAAAATTAAAAAATAAATAAAAAGTAGTCCAATAGGGCTCAATACAAATTGTAAACGCAAATTGTATTGAACTTTAATTCTTAATTATTTATATTACCAATAACATCCACCTTCAATATATTTATATCCGTTAGGTTTATCTTCATCAAGAGGCCAACACCATGAATCATTGATTAATTCTTTAACTTTATCATTTGATAACCATCGACTTCCAATAATTCCAAAAAATAATTGAATAGATCCTCCTACAAACATAACACTCGACTTCATTTCTGTAAAAATAAAATTACAAATTGGCATTCCAAAACCACCACAACCTACAAGAGCAACATCAAACTTAAGATTACGAATTTTATCCTGTAGTTCTTTATAGTGTTCAAACCATAGTATTCCATCGCAACTATGACCACTTTGTATAGGTGCACGAACTACAATGAACTGACAATTATCAAAAATCTTTTTTGGAAAAATAGAATCTATTTTACTTATTTGTTTAAGAACTGTTTTTTCATGACTTGTAATGATAAGTATATTTTTATTTACAAAAAGTGGTTTATAATACGGTTGATTGAAATAGTAAAAAGGTTCAAGTGATTGAGCGGGAAAATACTTATGAGAATATCTATTTTTTGCATAATTATAAAAATCAAGTGCTTGTGTATACATCAAACCATCCCATACACCAAGATTATCACATGAATCAACAGATGATAAATATAAGTCTATATACTTATTTACATCTTCTTCTGTTTTCATATATATTCCAGCATTCACTAACATCATCATAAAAAGTTGTCTGTCAATTCGTTTATTACTAAGTTTTAGACCACATAAACGAGTTTCTATTCCAGATAGACGACCAACAAAAAATGGATTTTTATTAGAAACAAGATTCTGTAAAAGTTTAAAACCATCTTCTGGTTTCATAGATGTTGCCATTTGTATAAACAAATTCAATATTAGTAAATCATATACCGTGATAGTGTTCAGGACATTCACCTCCGCTAATAAACTTTGGATTAATGTAAATACGAAGACCATTATTAAAAGAAACATGTTCACATGTTATATCTCCATTATATAGATGATTACGAATAGCATCTGTTCGATACAAAACCATACAACCAAATGCCGATTCACATTTAATCCATTCTGTATTTTCTGGAATAACTTGTTGAAAACGACCTATATAAAAATTTAAACGATTCGTTTGTTGTTTCTGAAAAATTGATACTCTTGGAACTATAGGTTTATTTAGTTCTGCCCAACAATCAAACGTGCAACCCATTGCTTGCGATCTGAGTGCCCACACATCATAGTATCTACCACGACGGTTTGAAGCAATAGCATCCCAATCATCGCGTAAAAAACAAGATTCAAGTTGTTGTTTAAATTTGGATTCAATGTTTAGAGATGTATCCAAATCAACTACAAGTGTATATGCAGAATCTGTTTCACGAACAAACTTCATATACTCATTACGACACTGAGCAATTCTTCGTGTTCTTGATTGTTCTGTCAAATTACCAAGATGAATAATTTTTCGACGAGAATCTTCTTTCGCCCAAGAATCTAAAATTTGAGACGTATTATCCTGAGAATTACTTTCAATAATAATACATTCATACGTATCAACCGCATCAAAAATATATTGTAAAGATTGTTGTGTTTTATACCAAACATGTTCTAAATTACGAGCAACTCCTGCTACTAAAAGTTTCATTCTTGACTTATTAAACGCTTCCAGTATTTAAGTTCTAGTTTTTCCATTTGTGAATAATCTGGTCGGAACTCATTTAATAATTTTTGAGTTACTTGATTCCAAGACTGAACAATTAAGACTGGTAATCCTGTAAATAAAGGATCAAGAGGTGATGTTTTCACAATAGGTATACAACCTAAAGCAAGTGCTTCCCATGTCCTATGACAATCAAGTCCGTTCCCATGTGGAGAGAGAACATACATATACTGAATCATTGTGTTCCATGACTGATTTCGAGGCACTTTCTTTGGTTCATAAAATACAAGATGTTTAGGAACCTGAGCAATTGCTTCACGACGATCTTGTGAGTATCGTGTATTCATAAGAAATTGAAAATTAGCGTAACACATAACTTTCTTTGGAATGTTCATATTTCTGATTCTGAATATGTGTCCTTGTTGTTCTTCAATAGTTTGTTGGGATCCCCATTCATGCGGTCCTTTTGCAAGAGTATGAAAATCAAGACCAATAGGTAATTGACGAAGTTTTTCTGAGGTTCTTGTACAGTTCTGAACATACCAACGAATAAGAAGTGGATGTGATTCTAAATGTTCAACATAACCGGGAAGATCTTCAGGAACTGTCATATCGGAATCTCCAGAGACAAGAACAAATGGATGAACGAGTCTTGGTAAATAATATTTGAAAAAGTTGGGAATAGCAGATGGATGAACATAAATACTTTCTCCGGGTTTAGTTGGAAATGTTTCAGGAACACGAAAACTGTATGTTTCTGGATTATCTATATGATGATCACAAATAGAAAGTAAAGAACGTGATGCAACAAGATTTGTCATTATTGATTAAACGATTTATAGTCTTAAACTTAATTGTTGTTATAAAAATAATGTTTATTCTTGTTAAATTCCCTTCACGAGGAAGACCTGAAAAACTTAGAAGTATATTACAAAGATATATAGAATATGCAAATGATATGTCTCGTATGATGTTTATGATTACTCTAGACTCAGATGATCGAACTGCGACTTTGGAATTAGTTAATTCACTTATAGCAATACATCCTAATATTCGAGTAGATATGGGTATATCAGGAACAAAGGTAAAAGCAATTAATCGTGACATGGAAAAAGCTCCTCCGTTTGATATTTTACTATTGGCATCGGATGATATGATTCCGATTGTAAAAGGTTACGATACTATTATTCGCGATAACATGTATAAGTATTACCCGACTACTGATGGTGTTTTATGGTTTAATGATGGATTTCAAAAAAATGGTCTAAATACACTTGCTATAATGGGCAACAGATATTATAAACGTTTTGGATATATTTATAATCCTATCTATCAAACCGCATGGTGTGATAATGAATTTACACAAGTAGCAAACTTATTAAAAAAACAAACATATTTTGATCAAGT